TCCACTTAACGATCCCGTTTCCAGGGTTAGCGTCAAAGCGGCGATTGTTTTAATCGTGTATTCCCCATCGTTACCAGAAGTTCCAACAACGCGAATGGTGTCTCCTTGTTCCATACCATCCGTAATAAACGACCCAGACCCCCGTGTGATCGTGTCATCACTTCCACCATTATCGTTGAAACTGTGGGTAGCCGACGATGAAGTCACACCGGTCGCTTCCAACTTCGTCCCATAGCGCATAACGTCAACCGCAATAACATCGGATTTGTTAGCGGTATTCGTAAGATTAAAACCAACGCCAAAGCCGCGAATAGCCGTAAGAGTCACTGTTCCGTTTGTGCGATCCGCCGTTCGACTGGCATCAAGAACAATTAAATGCCAGTCTCCGTTGCACCACGCGACATCGCTTCCACCAATATAATAATCCCTGTAATTTGTCCAACCTGAAGTGTCGCTGGTCAAACGGATATATACCCCTGCTGGAGTGGTTGCGCTTGTCGTTAAAAACCCAGATGCAGAAACGATTTTAACCCAAACATAAAACCGATTGGCTGTGCAATCTACATTTGAACCGTGATGATATCCCATGCCAGAATCAGCAGCAGTGAACGGAGCAAGCCCCATCGCAAGGTTGTTTTCCAAGGCAATATCACTCTGAACTCCCCACTTACCAATAGTATTTGGACCCCAGGCAGATAGACCAGTTAAACTATCCATTGCATGGAGTAGAGTAAGATCGGTTGTAAGTGTAGGAACAGCCACTAATGCCTCCCCGACAAACGTAGTCCTCGATCATACAGCACTAATGGCAACGCATGAAGGACATAAATCTCGTCTGGATTCCGCAAACGCACTGTCGTTCCGAACTCTTTAGGGTTACAGCCGAACCCTTTCGAATCGGAACCAAAGGCGTAGACAGATGGGCCTTCTGGGTGTTCAAATTCGTCAAGGATATGTTCCCCTTTTGAATCAAGAAAGATCCACGAATGGTCTTTCAAGTCCTCAAGGGCATCGTTTAGGTTCGGATAAGCCACCGGGGTTCTACCCGGTTCCTGTTTGAAGTGGCCTAACGTATCGATGAGTCTTGGTTCAAGCCCAAAGTATGCGATAAAACGATCCATCCACGTATAGGTATTGCCTACCGTGTGCTCTTCATACCAAAACAAAACCTTCGACTTCATGGCCACCTATCAAAAAAGGCCAAACCGTCGAACGAAAATTCGATTAACGGTTTGACCTTTCGTTAGTGTTTTTACCGAAGAGGTCTTCCAAGAATCCTTGCTACTCCTGTAAATGTCCCGCCAACCGGCTGAATCGCGAGATACAACTTTCCACGATTGCCTGATATTACGGTTTCTTCGGAAAGAAATCCGATCCCAGGAGCAGGAAAACGTAACATGTAAGGAGAAGCAACGCCTGAAATCGACCAGATAAGATCAAGGGCAGTTCCGCCCGTTTTAGCCCTTAATTCAATATCAAAAGTCGCAGCCGTTCCAGCCGTCTGAAGAACATTGATCTGTTCTAAAACGACTGCTGGCGGGTTCCTATCGCCAGTCCGTTCCCAGTCAAGTCCCACTTCGGCAAATACTCCTGCTGGCTCCAACACGAACTCGGTCCCTTCGGCTCGTGCAACAATGCATCTAAGCCCGTCACGGGCGTATTGTCTCTGTAGCTCTTGTAAACCTTGGTCAAAAGCTTCGAGGTCAACGTCGACCATTTGAACCTCCGTTTTTGCTATGCCCAATGGACTTTAGCATTCGAACTTGCGAGTCAAACTCTGCCGATTCGCTGCTCGGAAACTGAACGATTAGTTCGTCGATTTTATCTTGTTCATCTTTGAAGAGATATGTAGACGACGCGCCGTTTCGCTCGACCTTAACGAGGGTTACTCCGAGAGATGGATCACGCTTGGCACGCATGTTCACATACGCGCCAAGCGCAATGTCATTTGTCTTCCAGATAATAGGAGGCGTATTCATTTCACCCATCAGAATTCTCAGAAGGGGTTTTCTTTGTTACCCAAAGGTGCATCCTCTTCCGATTCCCCACCATCATCTTCGTCATCGTCTTCAAAAGCCTCTTCGTCGATGATTTCAGGTTCCGGCTCTGCTTCAGGATCAAACCGAACATCCGTAACGGTCTGAGCACCAGAGATTGCTTCCGAGATCTTTCTCTCAGGATTCAACCTCTCGTAGTCCTTGCGCTCGATGTCGACCGCTCCCTTTTTGTCAGCCACCTGGAATACGGGAATAGGAATTGGGGCGTTGGGGTCCTGAACGCATTCAGCAAGTTGTGCTGCTACTGCATTCGAAACTTCATACCAACCCCTGGTGGTCTCAAACTTTACGCCACGATAGATGTAGCGCTCTATGTTGAAACCCCGCCTTGGATCCTTGGGGTGAATTCTAACGAACTTTGGCATTTGTATCCTCCTACGCTTGAACGTAACTAGACTAAATCCATCCGATAACTACACGATCGGACGGCTCAATTAGCCCTTGATTGTCAGTAGAGCAGCATAAGGAATCTGCTGTACGGCACACTGAGTAATAGCGTCAGTGGCTTCAAAAGTCAGAGTCGGGATGCCAGCGGCATCATAGGCGACCTGAACTTCTCCGGCAGCGGGAGCAGCGTTGACGATCTTTTTTCCGCCAGCCGATGTTCCTGTGTCGCCATCAACTGCAAGGACCCATCCTGCTGCGGGAAGAACAGCAACGTGTGTCGACACGGCGATAGCTGTTTGCCATGCCGGAACTGTTCCAACTCCTGCGAGGTCATCAGCGATGTCACGAAGCGCTTGCGCGACACTAGGAAGACCCTGTCCGTCATTGGGAACAAGATTCGCGCCACCTTCGCCAAAGTTTTCAAGGACGGTTACCATTATCGAATCTCCTAGCATAACCCCGTTCGAAGAACGGGGTTATCTTCACAAGGCGAATTTTTCATTTGCTACGAGAGAACAAGTTCTACTCGGAGAAAACAAGGAACTCAGCGACGAGAGTTGACAGATCGATCGCACCGGCTTCAGCGCCTGTTGAGATGATGTAAACGATCAGTTTGTCGTTGGTCCGATCGTAGACGTATCCCCAGTCAGAGCCGATCTGTGCGCCAGAGGTCGCGCCGACGATCGTCTTTCCTGCGAGAAGAGTCGCCAAACCGAGAGGAAAGCCGCCAGCGACGTATGGGTTCTCGCCGACAACTTTAATACGGTTTACGAAAGTCGGGGCAGTGGGCTGATCACCTGCTCCAGCTTCATTCGTGATGGTCAAAGCCATGATGGAATCTCCTTTTTGAAGGGTTCATCTGAACCGCCATGCACCGGAAACCGGTGCATGGCTAAGTCACAGATTATTGGTCAAGAAAATGGCGACCTATGTCACCTTCAAGTTCTGCACCTTTACGGTGGCTGGCTCGAAAGCCCACTTGACATCCATTCGCATTGTCACAACGATGATGAGTTCGCCAGCGACGATGTCCTTGTCAGTTTCCCATTCGATATTGCGCCAGAAGCCCAGGTGGGCATTCTTCGGGTCCGCGAGCAACATCTCGGTGCAGTTTGTTGCGCCGCCGAGGTTCTCGGGGAGGACCGGGATGCCGATCATCGGAATGCCGGAGTATGTTGCCGGAACGCCTTCCAGCAAGAACTTGTCGCCTACCGCTGTGGCCCTGTTTGCGAGGGTGTCGCGATAGTCTGTTTCCGAATCGATTGAGGTGATCAACCGGAGTTGGCGACGATCTGTGATGAACTCTGTCGGCATGGCCTTGACAGCGCTTTTCAGGACTGTCTTGGTCGTTGTCGCGAGAGCTGCATTCACAACGTTTGTGGTCGACTGTTTCCGAAGACCGTCCAACACTGCGAGGGTTGGGTCGAGCGAAGTTGTGTCGCCGTTGAAGATAACGTCTTCGATGTCGCGAGACACGGCCTTACCTGCTGCCGTCATGATCGAATTCGTGAATGCTTCACCCTCGATGTTGTCTTCCAGCACCTCTTTGTTCAAGCGGATCTCTGCCTTGAACATTTTGGCCGTAAGAGAGGACTTGTAGAGATTGGGCTTTGTCCGTCTTGCGAGGGGCAATGCTGTAGCCTCTACACCGGGATAAAGAACGCGGCCCGCAAAGCGGAACGAGTCAATGCGCTCGTCATGCGACTTCATGGGGCGCACGGTCATCAGTTTCATAAAAACTGATTCCTTAACCGCGATTTCCATGAACTTCGCTGCCACTGCCTCCGGCAGATAACCACCGCTCGTGATCAGATCTTGAACGGCGAGGTCTGCCTTTTCGAGGATACTACGATTCGACGCCATGTCAGGGACCTCCGTATTATGGTGTCAAGAAAAAAACACCCCGCCTTATCAAGGTCGAGTGTGCAGACTATTTACTCTTGTTCCCTCTTTGCAAGGTCATACGGCCATACAAAGTTTTCTTTTCTTTTTTCCACTGGCGAAGCAGAATCTGCGTCGTCAGCATTTGAAGCCGGAATCACATCCTTTTTGGGCTTTGCTCCAGGGTTAACCGCCTTGTTCAAAAGAGAAACGATTTCGTCCATCTTGGTTTCAAGATTGGAAACTCTATCGTCGTCTTTTTTCTCGGTCTTTTTAGGATCCCCTTCCATCTCCTCTTCCTCTTTTACTTCTTCCTCTGCCTTCTCTGCTACTTCCTCAACAGGTTCAGAAACGATAGAAGCAGAAGAAAGAACTTCAGAAACAAGACCGCGAATACCCTCTACACTCTTCTGGATGCCGTCGAAATGTTCGTTGAGTTTCAGAACGATTGCGTCGGACTTCGAAGCAGGGGAAGGATATTGTTCGACGAGGCTGGCAAGGTCCGCAGCAACGGCAAGCAGCGCGTCGACCATTTCTTTCGGGAGTGGAGCGGCGGCTTTCTCTTCGGTGATTTCAATCCCCTTCACATCGCGCATGATGGACAGGAGACGTTCGATTGCCGAGCGTAGTCCGACAGTTACGGCTTCCCGCACATCGCTGGGAATATCGATCCCGGCTTGCTTGAGAAGATTGCGTAGTGACGATTCGTCGGAATCAAACTTTTCGGTCTGAGCCATTTCCGGTTTAAGAAGGCTTTTGATTAGACCTGCGATTTCATTGATCTCGGAGTAAATTTTATTTGGCAAAGGAGCTGTGAGTTTTTCTGTGGTCACGTTTGCGGCACGAAGAACAGACTGAACACCCATAAGGCGCTCGGTGACTTGTTCCATCTTTGAGACCATGGCTCCTTGAACTTCGGCAGTGATGTCGAACTTTTCCTCTTCGACCTCTTCTTCTTTCGTCTTGTCGGGGTCTTCCTCTTCGAGGACTTCGGCTTTCTCTTCCTCTTTCATCTTGCCTGGGTCGTCTTCTTCTTCGAGGACTTCGACCTCTTCTTCCTTCGTTTTGTCAGGGTCCTCTTCTTCGAGGACCTCGGCTTTCGCCTCTTCTTCTTTCAACTTTTCTTTTTCTTCGTCAGTCATTTCTTCAGAGACTTCAGCCTTTTCGACTTCTTCGATAATCTCAGTTTTCGCAAGATCGCTGGCTGATTCAACATCGGCTTCAGAGACCTGAACTGCGATTACTTCACCTTCGTCGGTCGTTGTGACCCCGACCTTCGTAGTATCTGTCATCGAGCCCTCCCGCTTGAACAAAAGAAAATGCCGCTTATTAGCAGCACGGTCTACCAAATCGACATCTTCAACGACCATGTCAGTCAATCGGTGAACCTGCTTCTTCGATTTTCCCTGTTCTTGGCCATTAGTCAAGAGAGAATTCATTTCGTATCCCCATCAACAGGTTTTCGAAGCGCCGAACCACCAATAGAAAGCCCAGTCAGCTCTTTATCTTTTACAGCACGCCATAGGCCATCGTCAAGAACTCTAATTACCATTAGCCAAGTTCCCTTCTTTATGGCCTGTCCTTCGATGATCAAATCCGCAGGAGCAATGTAAGATTCTAAAATCTTGAGCCGATCGTCCATACGCATCTCGTGCATAACACCAAGATGTCTGAACTCTTCCATGAAGCGATGGGCGCAATCTCGTATCTCCTGTTCCGAATAAATATCATCTTGAGAGTCTACGGTTTCAGGTTCAAGAACGACTCCATATACAATTCGTTCATCACCGTTAGACTCACTCTTGATAATAGGAAGCTGTTTTTTAAGAATTTTGTCAACATTTTTTTTAGTTTTTTGAACGAACCACAATTCCCCGTCAACAGTTTGGACAGTTCCGTTGGTGAACAAACTTGCATCAATAGGGCCGTCTGTTTTTGCCACATCACCAATTTCGATGTCTTTGGCGTCCGACTTATCTTCGCTATTATCAACAAGTTCAGCAACTTTATGAATATGATTAACCTTCTCGGACGGTTTCATTTTCCAGTCTATAAACGAATGTGAGTGGTTGTCCATAAAATCAGTGTCGCCGGAACCGTTATCTTGGAGATCAACAAAGTGCGAATGTCCAGCCTCTTTGGTCGTTACATATAGGCCGGATTCGCGCTTAAAAATATCAGACACCAAGTCTTTTGTTTCTGAATCAAGTTCGTCTTTTGGCCGTGGAAGTCTACCACGCCGCTTCATCTCTTGCAGTAAGAAGGCATATGTGTTGATCAAGTCTTCTCTGCTTGCACCATCGGCAGTTAAGTTGGCATTCCCGTCGAAATTTAAAAGATGGAACTGGTGCAAGAAAGTATAAAAGCGATCCAACTGTCCGATAGTCAACTGACGCAAATCGTCTGGAGTTGCAGCAAGAGCTTCTTCGATTTCGCTAACATTAAGAACAGAAGAATCAAGACGATAAATCGTCTCAAAAACTGGAACGTTGTTTGGAAGATCGCCAATCCGTTTGGCAAAGAACCCTATTGGAGAACTGCGATCCTGCAAGTATTGAATAGCAATCTCAACGGCTTGTTCTTCGGAAGCTATGTCAATTGGATTGATAATCCATGGCGTTGCCATGCCGGATAAAACCACAACGAAATCAACTCCTGGATTGGGAGGTTGGATCTTCCTGGCTTCTTCTTCTGAATTGATCGTATGAAGTTTTCCATTTGTAACAGAAAACAAAACCAGTTCGTCAGGGATGCCCTCGTCCTCTTCCAAAACCTTCGACACGGCATCCTTGTCGATATCAATTTCATTAGAAAATCTTTGATCAGAAACCGATTGTTTGAGTTCTATTGACGGAGAGAATCCGCGAACAAATTCTAAAGGGTAATACCAAAAAGATCGTTCTGACTGGAACTTCCTCATCGTGAATTCGTCGATGCCAGACGCAATCTCTTTTGGGAGACGGCCAACGCCAGCAAATTTATGCCCGTCACGCATTCGCACAATTCCGAACGCATAAGGTTTCTCACCAAGTTTATTAATCTCATTTACTACAACCCGCTCTTCTCCAAGCGGAGAATCGAGTTCAATCTTTGACAGAAAACCAGAACTTTCACCGCTACAAAGTTTTTCAAGATTGAATCTTGGACTCGGCATTTTGAGAACGGAATAGAGTTTTTTATCAACTGGAAGAGCCATATCGGGATTCCTCGTTTTGCTTAAGTCAAGCGTGACAGAGTCCTCTTCAGTCTTTTCCAGCGCGTTAACGACCCGAGAAATGACGCTAAGTTCTTCCAAGGACTCTCTGATTCCAGATGCAAGGTCTTTTGGTCCGCTTGTTTCTATGGCGCTTAAAGCCTTTTTGCCCCACGATTGTGCTTCTGTAAGAACTTTCAAAAAAGAAGCATCATTCCCGGCTTCTCCTCCATGTGCTTGTGAAAGAGAACTTGCAAATTCAGAAACTTTTCGCGGAAAATCCCTAATGACTTCAACTACTGATGGTGGACCGCTAATGAGACCAATGGTTTGATCACTCCACTTCTTTGCTTTAGAAGAGAGAACAGTAAGCCAAGCACCATAATTTGCAAGAGCATCGCTTTCTGCCTTAGTCAATTCAAAATAAAGAGGTGCTTTGGTAATGTCAAGTTTGATGTTACGAACAATGATATGCGGTCCTACGATTGGTTCAATATCAATAGGGTTAGCAAAGAGTTTCAAAGAAACGATTCGATATGCCCAAAAACTCTTCTTCGTTGGCCACCACTTTTTGCGTTCAGCGGTTGTTATTCGATGTTGAGACTCAAGTTCAAGAAACTGCTTGAGGTTAATTTTGCTGGGAGAAGACAGTCTGATGATGCCAACCGCACTCTTCCTGGTAACAAGCAAAAGGTCACGGCCATTGATTTTGAATGGACGGCTTTTGACCAGAACTTGCTTCGCCCCTCCAGTCATCTGACGAATGAACGATTCGGTAAACACCAATCCATCAGTAGGGATAGATGTTGCTATCGCGGTTCCTTTCCGCCCTGTTCCGCCATTCGTTTGGAGATTCTGAGTAGAAAGATCAGGCATCTTAGCCCTCCGTAATGATCACCGGTTCCAGCATGGATCTGCAAAAAGCATGGTATGGAGGAGGGCCGATTCCAAGAACTGGAAACTCTGTAGGGGAGATTCCATTTTTGAATTCTCCTTTATCTTCGTCAGTTCCTACGCCAGATCGAACAACATCGGCAACCCTTTTCTTTTTACCATCTGCTCCTAGAACATACAAAAACTTTCCCTCTAAGTCACGTCCCTCTCTAATCCATGGGTTTATGTTCCGAACTGCATCAATAGAATCTGCTTGGCTAAGTCGTTCCATAAGATCGAGAGCCGTATCAACCCGGATATACTTTCCATCTAAGAATCGACATTGGTCAGTGGTCCTAAAATCGAGAATCGCTACGATCTCAGCAAGCTCGATTTCTGATTCTTCCATGGAGCGCAAAGCCCCATAAGACATCGCTGTGCTTATAAACTGACTAGCGATTAGGTTGTAGTAATGCGTCGACTGAACAGCACCGAATAAGTCCTTTAACTTCGCAGCAATAGTTACTTGCGGCAAACCTTCCATTAGGCTAACTCTTACAAGATCCCGAGCCTTTGCGGAAAAATCAGCCAGGATCGTCCCGTCCCTAGCACGCATAAAGTTCGCTGTAGAAGACGCAAGCCACTGCTCAACGGCTAAATCGCGAGCGCTAAATACGGGAATTCCAGTAAACCCATACCGATTAGACCAGTCCTTCTTTGCCGCTTCAGAAGTGTCGTGGGCTGAAAACTCAAGGAATGGGGTTTGTAGAGATAGGGCTTGTGCGCGGATCTTACCGATAAGCCCAGTGATGTCGCCAAGCACAGTTGTAATCTGTGCTTCTGTTAGAGTCGGCCAATTGGCGGAAAGCATTTGTCGGAGTGCTTTAGACTCGCGATTGATAGCCGTTTGGCTTGCTGTCCGAAGGTTAAGCGCGAGCGCAATTACCCAATCGAGAAAGCCTTCTGGAGTTGACAAGTCGGAATCTTGTTTTCTGATTACTCCAAGTTTCTTCAAGATTCCTTTTAAAGCCTGTTTGCCAACTACAACTTCAGGATCGTTCCAAACAAGAGTTCCCTCAATTGCCTGTAGGATCTTCTCGACCTTCTCGTTCGCTACTTGGCAACATGTTGTTACGAGACAATCCATGGTAAATTTCCAACAAACGCCTTGCGGTAGCCTGAACGTCTATCGAGTCACCGAGTAGACCAATACCGAGCGGATCGATACTTTTAGTTAGAAACGCAGAATCGTTCGTGTCTTCTGACGAAGAGGTCTTAATCTCTGCGAGAGTTAGTGCCATTGGTTGTTTCGTCCAAGGTTCATCTATTTCATCGAACTCGCGATTAAAGATGTCCTCGGAGATTTTACGCCCCTCTGATGGAGTGAGGACATTCACTCCAACTAATTTCTCGACCATATCTGTAAGAGTAGAAGGGTCTCTGACAACTGGCGCTAAGGTCTTAAAGCGCCAATACTTCATGTCAAGAACAGGACCAATCACCCGATCAACCCAAGCGTCAAATCGATCTCGTTCGGGCTGAAAGACTTGCTCTTCAGCAAATGCCTTGGCGGTCTCGGCTGTCGCCCTATTGAAATCTCTTACATCACCACGGAGAAGACGCGGCATCCTGAAAGACTCGCCAACCTTGTCGCGATTGTTCGCGTCATATTCTTGGAAGAGAGCGTCTTTCAACTGCTCTGAAGACAACTTCACAACCTTGAAACGCGGCTGACCAGACCAAGTAACTCCACGTTTTCTTGCGTCGTCACCACCTTCGCCTTCAACGATTGCAATCTTCCAGAATTTTTGAGTATCGCCCTTTACCTGCTTCATGAAGTCGGAGAGTCGATCGGCAGCACCAGACTGCAACTTGCCATTCTCAACAAAAATGATCATCGGCGGAATGGCTTTGTTGTTGAAGTAGAAGAAGTTCACTTCTTCTGAAAGACGTGAACCGCGCACCGACAGCAGATTCCCAATCCATCGAGGAAGCCCATAGGCTCCACGGATAGCGCGTATTTTATAGTGCAAGAATTCAGAAGCAATACCTTCGCTTTCGTCAAATTCTGCAAGAGTTAGAA